CTCAACATCTACAATTAAAAATTGTTTACCTAATGATCTACTGGGTTTCCAGACATGTATCAGATCTGGTCAATATGCTCCAAATCCTGCAAAAGATGGTTTAGAAGGTAAGGATGGCACTGCTAAAACTGGTGGTGGACAATCTGATGGAACTACAGATGGCAATGGTAATGAGAGAGTTCCTGGTGCTGAAGTAAATAAACCAGAAGTAATTAAACAGCAGGAGGAATGGTGCCAAGAAGTAGCGGAAAAATGTAAGGATGTTGATGTAAAAACTCAAATGACTGGTATTGTCAGTCAGATGTTATTTGACATACAAAACAATAACGGACAACTTGGTACTTTTTATGTTAACAAAGTAACAGGTGGACTTAATGATGCCATAGGTCAGAGCAGAACTTATATTAACAAAGCTATTTCTGTAATGACAGAGTTCATTGCGAAGGTCAAAGGATATCTTAAACAAAAACTTACAGACGCTGTTAATGCATTAGTAAAAGCACTACTAAGACAAGACAAAACAGGTAATGCACTAACACCAGTAACTGAATGGTTTAATAATCTTTTAAAAGATCTCAACTGTAAAATGGCAGACTTAGGTGAAAGATTGGCAGAGTGGTTGACAAACGTCTTAATGAGTTACATTCAGCAAATTTATCAAGCAGTTGTATGTCAGATTGATGAACTTGTTAACGGTATTATTTCTAAAATCAATCAGTTATTAAATGAAATACTTGGTAGCATCCTAGGTCCTCTACAAGAAATTTTAGGTGCTATTGCTGAACCTTTAAACATTATTGGTGGTGCTATAAACTTCATTCTAAAATTACTTGGTATTGAGTGCTCTGGTCCTGATACTACATGTGCCAAGTATAAAAAAGTATGTACAACAGGTGAGAAAAAAGATGGTAACGATGATAAGGGTTTCTTAGATGGATTACTGGAAGATATTGATAATCTATTTGGTGATACTCCTGCCGATTATACACAATATGTTTGTGATGAAGCTTACAGAGGAAGAAGTTTAGATATTACGACTGTAGGATTTACTGGTGGTGTTCCTCTACCTGGCGTGGGTGACAGTAAAAAACCAATTATTAAATATAGAATTGATGATATTGAAGCAAATGAGGGAGATGTAGCAACTTTTACTGTGAAAAGATCTGGATATTTAGATGAAGCATCCTCAGTTAAATTTAAAACACTGAAAAATCAAGGAACTGCTATTGAAGGAGAAGATTATATTGCAGTAGATGGTATTTTAGGATTTGCTCCTAACGAAACTGAAAAAAATATTGAAGTTCAGATATTATACAATCAACAAGAAGAACCACCAGAAACTTTCTTTGTTTCTCTTAAAAAGAATAGTCCAGAAAGTGGTGTTAGTACAAACTTTGTTAAAAATATTGGTAAGTGTACAATCACAGAACAGAATATTAAAACACCAGGTGGAGATCCATATGAAACTCAACCAATAAGTCCTATTGCACCTATTCCAGAAACTCCTAACGATGAGGTTGGTTTCCCAGATGTTCCTTCTAGCGGTGGTGGTACGACTGTAGACACATCTCCAACATATAAGGTTTCTTCTAATAGATCATCTTGTCCTGAGGGTGGTTTTATCATATACACAATTACAACTACAAATGTAGAAAATGGTGCAATTTTATTCTATACATTAAATGGAACTGATATTACCAGTAAAGATATTGTGGGTGGACAATTATCTGGTCAATTTGTTATTAGTGATAACGAAGCAAAAGTAACTGTTGGTATTGCTGATGATGGTGTTGTGGAAGACGAAGAGACCTTAAGATTTACTCTAAATGGTAAAGGTGCATTTGTAGATGTTCTTATCACTGCAGCAGATGATCAAGAGATTGGAGATTTTGATGAGGGAACTGGTGAAACACCAGAAAATGATTATCAAGAATTTGAATTCCCGTCAATCAATCCCGTCAAGATTATTACTGATGATAATGGCGGTATAATTGAAATTCCAGTAGATAAACCAGGTGATCCATGGGCAGAACCACCATATGTATTCATTGGTGGTGAAGGTTTTGGTGCAGTGGGAACTGCTCTGTTAGATGAAAATGGTTTCCTAACAGAAATTAGACTACAATCAAATGGTTTTGGATATAAAAAGAACTTAGCAGCAGATCAAGGTGTTCGTTGTATTATTGATGCATTTACTATATTAAGACCAGGTGTTGGATATACTGAGGTTCCTGACTTATATGTCAATGGAGAACTTGGTGTTGCTGAGGCAGTAATTAACGATGATGGTTTTGTAATTGGTGCTAGGATGTTAGATAAAACAAGAACATTTGATGAGTTCCCTGCTATCGATATTATTGGTGGCAATGGTTATGGTGCCAAACTTTTACCATCACTAGCATGTCTAGATACTGACGCATTAGCAAATGTTGGTGCTACAAGAATTGGCACAGGTCAATACATCGACTGTCCATAAGGAGGATACATCATGGCACATCAAAAGGCAGCAAAAGAGTATCCTACCAGTATATTTGAGCAAGAATCTCCTGATCAAAAAGAGTCATTTAGAGACACCCTTCGATTTAGCACTTGGTACAAGGGTTGGTTAACTAGATCTAAAATTTATGAAAGAAAAATACCTGGTGAACAAGAAGTAGGTGCATTACGCATAGATGGTCCTGGCGATAGTTTTTTGTCGATTAGACAAGATGGATCACTCAGGATCATGACTGGTGTTAAAGATAAAAACAAAGGACCTCAAAGTGGTAAGTTAGGTATTAGAACTTGGGGACAACAACAATTACATAACAATAGATCTGACATTCAATATTGTGCTGGTGACGATGAAGATGGCGAAGCACTAAATGTGTTGTGTTACGGAGATTATGTTGAGAATACTAAAGGTGGAACAAGATACGTATATGCTACTACAATTATTCTTGATGCAACTGCAGAGTTGATATTGAAAGGTGGATCTGTTAAAATACAGTCTGATGGTGAAGTCGAATTATCAGGAACATCTATCACTACTGCACAGGTTAACAAAAAGGATATTGTTTTAGGTCAAAAGAAAACTACAGGTGCTGGTGAAAACACCACAGAACAATTTGATCCACGTTCAACAACAGTAATCAATACACCTGGTAGTTTATCATGGAACGTAGCACAAGATTATAGTCAATTAGTTGGCGGTTGTTATAAAGTAGATGTTGTTGGAGGTCCTGGCGGATTAATAGCAGATAGATCATTCAGCATGAATTTAAAAACAAAAAGAGATTTTTCTGCTGGTGGTACTTTATCTTCTGGACTTTACAGTAAAGGTCCTATAGAAGTATCTACACCTCAAATGCTAGATTTAGCAGGTACAACTGATGTACTAATTACATCAGATGGTACAATGGATGTTTCTGCAACTGATCTCACTATGACTGGTGCTAATACCAAACTTGAAGGTACAGCAAAAGTAGATATTGAGAGTGGTGGAAATGTCAAAATTACTGGTGCACTAATTTACCTTAATTAACTATGATTTTTTGGATCGGATTTTTTATCATGTTCTTCAACGAAGGTTTCGTT